ACGCGTTGGATTCGAACAGGCGGAGTGAGCCGTACAAAGAGTATTTCGACAAAATGTCTATTTCTGATAAGCAAAAGAAACTGAGGATAGCTTTTTCCGAACAGATGGAAGAAGTTATCCTTTATATTTTATCACTGATAGAAACAATGATCGAAAGCGAATCCATTGACCAGAAATATGTAGAAGATGAGTTGCTTGAACGGTACCTTCTGATAGCAGCTACTTATTTTCCCGTAGATGATTACATCACGGATTACGCAAGGCAGTTTGCCCATGAAGTCGTGCGGGCAACTTTTGACCATACCGATGAAGAATATTATCTTTCCAAAGACAGGGCAATGTTTATTTCTGAATGTGAAGCCAATACTTCACTCAATTATAAAGAATATACAGATGCAATCAAAGCAGGAAAGACCCTCAAGACATGGAAAGATGTCGGGGACAAGAGAGAACGAAAAACACACCTCGAAGTTGGCGGAACGACAATTCCTATCAGGGAATTATTTGCAGTTGGTGACAGTCTGATGCTTTTTCCAAAAGACAGCTCAGCCGGAGCCACCTCGAAGGAAATTGTGAACTGTCGCTGTTCAATTGAATACAGTTAATTAGGAGACGAGAAATCGTCTCTTTTTTATTACACAAAAATAAATGCAACCCGAAAGCGTGAACATGGGAGACACCTTGTGCTGAGCGAACAGCGTTAAAAAGCGTATTGGTGATAGGAGATTTCAATGACAAGAGAAGATGTTAAAAAAATTTTTCCAGAAGCAACCGACGAGCAGATTACTTCTTTTCTGAATCAGTCCAATTCTGATGTGGCTAGAGAAAAAGCAAAAGCCCAGAAGATGAAAGAGGATGCGGAGAAAGCAAAAGCACTGGAAGAAGAACTGGAAGAACTGAAAAAACAGAACATGAGCGAAGCCGAGAAAGCAGAACTGGAACGCCAGAAAGAAAAGGCAGCAAACGAGAAAAGAATCTCTGATCTCGAATCTGCACTTGCAACTTCGCAAAGAGAGGCACTCGTAGGAAAGATTACTTCTATTTTTGCTACCGCAGGAATGAAAGGAGATGCCTACACAGGGGCAATCAAAGCGTTTTCCAACATGAAAGCAGATGATGCTCTCAAAGAAGCACAGGCATTTGTCGATGGAATTTCCGCAGAAAATAAAACCGCTCTTGATACTGCAAAAGCCACATGGGAGAAAGAAGCCCTCGAAAGAACACCAAATCCGGGCGGCGGAACTGGTGACGGCAAAACAGAAAAGAAGAGTGAAGCATCCGAATATGCAAAAGCGTACTCAGCAAGAATGAACCCAGAAATCAAACCGGCGGACGATAACACACCGGTAAATATTTAATTCAAGTAAAGGAGATTTAGATTATGGCTTTTATGAAAACAGAGCAGTACGAATCCACCCCAAACATTCTCGAATCTGAGGTTGGACTGGTACTTAAAACTTACACAGCAGATCAGACAAATGCCGAAACCGTTGGAACTAAGAAAATCATCAAAGCAGGTTCCGTATATCCAACAAATGCAACCGGTGCAAAAGGAATCGTATTTGAAGATGTTGACATGACAGACGATGCAAAGAGACCAATTTCCGTAATTGTTGCAGGACGTGTTCTTGAAAAGAGACTTCCAGTAACTGTCGATACTACTGCAAAAACAGAACTCGAAAAAGCGGGAATCGTATTCGTAACCACTACAGATCCAGAATTTTAAGGAGGTATAACAGATGCCATTTAATGTATTAGAATCAATTACACAGGAAGAAAGATTTAACTTCTCTCAGGATTTCAGCGTAAAAAGACCGGGCATTCTTGATACCATTTTCCCGGATGTCAAAACCCAGTACCTGAAAGCTGAATACTACAGACTTATGGCCGGACAGCGACTGCCAGAGGTAGCATTTGTTCATGCACTTGATACCGAGGCAGAGATCGGCTCCAGACCGGGATTCGAAAAAGTGCTGACTGAAAAACTCTTCATCAAGAGAAAAATCAATCAGTCTGAGAGATTACAACAGGCAATTGAAAACGGTGTGCCGGACGATGAACGTCTGAAGAGATTTGTATTCGATGATGCAGCCAACCTGTTCGAGGGCGTTATTGCCAGAGCAAAGGTTATGAAAGGCCAGTTCCTTTCTACAGGTGCCGTAAAAGTCAAAGAGAACAATGTAGATCTGAATATTGATTACGGCGTACCGACTGGTGCAAAAGTCACTCTTACAGACTGGTCTAGTCCAGATGCGGACATCATGGGTGATATTCAGAAGATGGTAGCAGTTGCAGAGGACAACGGTTTTGTTGTAAATAAGGCACTCACATCCCTCAAGATGATTAACTACATGAGAAACAATACTGCTATGCAAACAGCGGTTCTGGGAGCGGCAAATAAACGACTCCTGACAAAACAGGAACTTGTAAACCTCATCATGCAGGAATATGGATTTACCATTGATCGCTGTGATGAGAAATTCAGATACAGAAAAGCAGATGGAACACTGAAAACCGGAAGATACTTCAAAGAAGATGTATTTACCCTGTATGAATCCGAAGCAAATGGTTCTTTCGGTACAGGACTCTGGGGCGTTACACCTGAGGAACTTGAATACAGACAGTTCGTTCAGGAAGAAAACCGTTCTTTCGTAACACTGTCCATGTGGGCTACACAGGATCCGGTTGCAGTATGGACAAAAGCATCCGGTATGTTCGTTCCTGTTGCACCAAAAGCCAACGGAGGTATCGTGATCGGTACCAAAGCGGGGGAATAAGCGGGCATAGTCTTGAAAAAGACAGCCAGTCACCATCTGTAGCGAGTGCAGATGATACATCAACACACAAGTATACAGAAAGCGAGTTGTCCAACATGACAGTGGTTCAGTTGAGACAGCTTGCGAGTGGCAACGGCTATGCCCTGTCCGCAACAAACAAGGCTGGTATTATCACGGAAATCCTGTCTCAGCAAGGGTAGGTGATTATGAATGAACGAAGAACTTGTAAATGATCTGACGGTTTATTTAGCTGATGAAGCAGATTCGCCCGAGATAATTCTCTTTTCTGTGAAGCGTGCAATTCGTTCATTCAAGAAGAAAAGAAATTATCCGTCAAGTTATACAGAGGAAAAAATAAACAGCGATATGGAAAGCTGCTATGATTGCATCTTCGATTTGGCTCTTTACTTTCTGGCAAAGCAGGGGGTTGAATTTCAATCATCCCATTCTGAATCATCCGTAAACAGAGGATGGAATTCAGAGACGGATATATTTGTCAATCATGGCGTTTTTCCATTTGCAAGCGGTTTAGGTTGAATAGATGGGACGGAACGTAACTCGCTCTTCCTCCCGGCGGGTTGCAGGGTTGCTCTTTTAAAGCAGGGAATGAGCAAAAAATCTGATAGGGAGAGAAAGAAAGGAACTGGCGATGGGATGTGAACATGAATGTTT